ATCTCTTCAAGAACAGAATCGTCCTCAGAAATCGCAGACTCAGAATTAAATTCTGAACTGTCATAGTTACGCTGACCCTCAACCTTGCGAACCTTCAGTTTGAAGTTTGCGCCAGACCACATATCAAAAGGATTGATCGGTTTCTCATCGGGAAACTCAGGGTTCATTGCATTCAAGATTTTTGTATGGATTTTTGCTCCATACTTAAACAGGAACACTTTACCTTCGTTTTCTGGATTCTCAGAATCAGAAACAACCAAGATGTTAGAAACATAATGAAGTTTACGCTTACGACCTGGATTCTGAGGACCAGAACCAGAAACTAGGCGACGACCTTCGCTACCTGGACCTTGTTCCCAAAGAGGTTGGTTTGCCTCCAAAACAGGGTCTGGTTGGTTAAGAGTAGAAAGAGAATTCTCAATATACCAAAGACCAGTTGGACCTTTGAAACCATGAGACCAGTACTTTGCCCAAGGCGATTCACCAACTTCCTGAGCAGGAAGAAAACGAATTACAGCATAACCATTACCTGCTTTATCAACAGTTGGTTGCCAGAAACGGGTATCTTCTTGATAACCGCCACCTTTATCCTTCTCGACAAGACTAAGAGTCTTTTCAAGACTGGATGCGCGGGACTTTTTGAGTGCTTCAAATGACATAGTATTTCCTCGTTTTTAACTTATTTAATCGTATTTAATTTTATCGCATTATTTCTAATGCAACAGTATTTAGTATGCCTGAAAATCAATCTAAAGGCAAACTATTTTTCCTAGGAAGATAGTTCAGAGTTTGTGCCTCATATTCTACCTTACTAAGAATGGAAGGATGAATAAACTTTTTAGAGTCTTCAACATCCATACCAATCTGGTCACACAGATACACAATAGAATCTATGTATGACATATTCTTGTCTCTGACTGTTTCTTCAACCATCTTGGTGAAACGTTTTTTAGTCAGCATCAGTCCATCAAGTTTCATCATCTACTCCCCAGAATCCAACGTCTTTATAGAAGAATCCCTTGGTTCTTTTCATTGTACCATCAGCATGATAAGCAGGTGCAACAACAACAAACTTAACTTCATGCTCTCTTTCTTCGCCGTATCTCAAGTCAGACCAAATGCCATTGCTCAAGTATGACTTCATATTTTTCAGATACACCTCAGCAATCTGGTACTCTCTACGGACATTTCTATCCGTTGAGTTTTGTGCACCCTTCATTCCTTTAACCTTTTCCTGCCAGACTTTAATCCATGCCTTGACCTTTTTTGGAGATCTCCAATGATCATCTGGCAGGTTTCGTATTGACTCGTGGACAGAAGAATTCTGGGAAGGACCGCGTGCTGCCCTCGCTTTTGCTAGGCGTTCTACTGCTGCCTTCTTCTGTTCTTCAGACATTGGTTTGCGTTTACGCTTAACCTTTGTCTTTTTGCGAACGGGTTTATCTGGTTCTTCGAATTTACGCATCAACAACAGCAACAAAGTTTGTCACAGAGTCAACGCGAAAACTGCGCCAACCATCTGCCATTACGTCATAAACAGGAATAACTTCTTCATTGTTCTTGGAATTGCCTTTTGTCTCTGGCAAAAAAACGTCCATGAGAGTGCAAGTCATAACTCTTTCATCTCCATTAACTTTTGTGAAGGACACCTCACAAATATGGTTCTGGAGTTGTTCAATCATTTCACTTCTATTTATCATCTTCACCTCTAATCTTTTCGTTATAATCACGTACTGCTTTCAATAGTTCAGGTTCCATATTAGCGTATTCTGATACACTAATCAAGGCAGACATATCTTTAGGGAAACAGTGACCGCCATAACCAAACTTGCCGTCTGGGCCCGGAACCTGAGTATGTGAATGCCCAACTCTAGGTTCTGAAGCAATAGCATCAACCATTACATCAAAGTCTTCAAACCCACACGCTTCATAAATCTCCCACATCTGGTTGAAGAATGCAACCTTGGTTGCCAAGAAAGTGTTCTCAACATACTTGGCAAATGCTGCTTGATCCATTGAAACAAACTTCACTGTTTCAAGTTTAGGCAGAACAGGTTTGAACAGTTCATGCCACCATCTTGCCTGACCGCCACCATAAATGGCGAACTCTTGCTCAAGGAAATCTTTAGTCGGGTCTGCTCCTGTTGTTCCGCGTAGAAACTCTGGACTAACAGTAGTCATTCCATAAGGCGCTTCATGATGTAAAAAGATAGGGTCAACTGCAGACTTGATAAGATATCTTTGATCTTCACCATACTTTCCAAACACATCTTGGACATTTTTGGTGTAACAGGATCCGTCCTCGGCCATTGGCGTGGCAACGCAAACAACAACACCGTCTATCGTGTGATGGTATTCTTCTGGCATCACACGGCGGATTTCTCCATAAGATATATCCAAATACGGATCATCAATGTAAGTGTCCACGTGCGGGTGATTCGCCAATGCTGCTTCCACTGCTTTTCCAACTGCGCCGTATCCGGCAATTACAATATTCATGCGTTCTCCATAAATTGTGTTAATCCTTGTTGTTCTTGATAATTCAGCAGCAACAATTCTTTACGGTTGCCTTGATCTTCTCTGTAGTTCTTGCCCGAGTGTAATGTATAGGTTAAGTCCCACTCAACCTGACGCCAACCTTCATACATTGCTTTCAGTTTGTCATTACTATTGTAAGTGATCATGACATTACAATCAAGGTCATACACATTAGTCTTGAAAAACTCATGATCAAAGTCAGAGTGCATGTTGCCTTTCTTGCCATACAAAAATGAATTGATGTCATATGGCGGGTCAAGGAATATGAATGTATCTTCTTCTGTACAGTTCAATAGATCAGTGTAATCTTTATTGGTGATTTTCCAATTCTGTATTAGTTCTGAATAAGCAGGAAGTCTCTCAATACCAGCAACACTAAAATTGCTGACTGACGCAGATGCTGAGAACCCGCTGGACAAACCAGAAAACGAACACTTGTTCATCACAAAAAATGCCATACCAACTAATGACTTGGTTGAGGTCTTTGGTTGGGTTAATGATTGTTTGGATAACTCAAATAAATTTCTATGGTCTTCTTCATTTTTACATGCTTTCTTCACATACAAAAGTTCTTTTGACAACCAATCCGGTTGTTCTTGTAGCGTTTTCCAAAAGCAATATAATTCATAGTATTTGTCATTCACCCAAACAGGAACATTAGGATACTTCATTGTGAACGCTAATGCGCATGAACCGCCCCCAAGAAACGGTTCGCGGTACTCTGTGATGTTGGCAGGAAGTTGTGCATCATCAAACAGAAACTTAACTGCGCGAGACTTGCCGCCTGGATATCTGAGAGGGGATTGCTTTACTTTAACTGTTGCCATAACTATAAATTCGTCATTTTATAAATAAATGTAGTTCGCGGTGTTCTCAGCACCCAACTACTCTAACGCTTAACAGGAGCATCAGCATGCCTATTTATTACGTTTATTGGATACGTTATTCGCACCACACCGACCCCCTTAATGAAGGGTATGTCGGTGTTAGCACTAAACCAGAAAAAAGATTCAAATACCATTCCTCAGAAAAGTATAACAACAATCCAATACTCTTTAGAGCGATCAAAAAAGGCGCTCAACAAGAAATATTATACTCTTTTGAAGACAAAAATCAAGCGTACACAGAAGAAGCATCAATGCGCCCTAATCCTAGGATTGGTTGGAATATAATTCCAGGCGGAGATTCTAAACCTCCTGTGGGTACAGGAAGAAAACAAATCTTATCCGGTCCACAACCAAAGGTTTCTTGCTGTCATTGCAGAGCTGTCGTTTCTTTCCACAGACTAGCAACCCACAAATGTTTAGAACAATGCTCGTTAGATAATTGCACTAACTACGTGAAGAAACATAAAGCAAAATATTGCTCGCACTCATGCTCTGCAAAGGCAAGACAACAACACAAATTCTTAACAGAAAAGTTATCATGCCCGCATTGCGATCAAAGAATGAATGCTGGAAACATGACCCAACACTTCAGAGCAAAACACAATCAACTATTGTCGCCGTGATAGATTTTATCTAGAATGTCAGAAAACTCCTCAACCTTTTGTGCTCGGTTGACCCATCTTATAAACTCTTTCTCTGGGTTTGCTTTGAGGTTAGTCAATAGAGGTTGGATTGCATTGTATAGTCGATCCAACCTTGCCTGCGCTTCTTCTAGGGTGGCAGAAGTAGAGGCAAGTTCTTGCGTGGTTACTTGTAACGACTCTAACTCGTTTTCGTCAACAAAACAAAACCCAAAGTCATTTAAAATTTCATCTGCCATAATGTTATTCTCAAAACAAATTCAATTGTACAGGACAATCTTCAACCCAACTTTCAGCAGAAATTTCTGCTAGTTCCAGGGTTCGAAATGCTTTGTCCCATTGATGCATTCCCTTCTCTCTGGTCTCTACTATATAGTATCTTACAATTGTTTCTTCTTGGACATAAATTGTCGCTTCTCTTTTTCCATTGTCAGACCAATATTGGGTAAGTTTTTTCATATGTTCTCCAGAATATTTTTGTTTTGTTTTATCATTCTACTGTATTCATGCGCAACAAGCAAGAAAGATTGCGTAAACGATTTAAGCAGACCATTGTCGGAATGTTTGATCATTGTTAAACCCAAAAAAGCAAGTCCAGATAAATTATTACTGTTGCGATGTCCAAAAGGCGTTGTATACATCAGAGCAGATGAAGCTCACAACTTTAGATGTAAGTGTATGGGTGCGCCGCAGTTATGCAGATAATTTCCACCACTCTGGTTTTTCTCTTGATGACCAAACGCCAAGATGTTTCTTTGGACCCATGTAATATTTGCGATATGATGCAACACTATCGCCAGAAATAATACAATCTTTGTCCATACAGCAAGGCGGTTCTTTGAATGAACCAAATTCTAATCCTTCTGGGTTGATAGAAAGAGATTGTGCAAGATCAACGTGAGATTTATGGTGTTTCCCATAACGATGGGTGTATTCACTAGCAAGTTCATGCCACAACATTAGCAACCAGTTATAGTGCTCAATGTTCTGTCGCACCCAAACATTAGAAGGGTGGTTGATGTGCGTTGCTTTATACAGTCTGGCGTTCATGTAATCGTCAGAAAGAATCCAACGTTTCACTTTACGACCGGAAGGAGACATGCCTGCCCAGTATTTGCCATCAATAACACGATGAGCAGTTGAAAGAATTTGCGCATACTCTAAACACATTTTGACAACATGTTTGTCATTGTGCATTTTAGCGCATTCTTTAGGATCTTCGTCAAGGTAAAAGATGTTCATAATTTAATAAGAATCCCTGCAAGCAAGAAAATAATAATCAGAAGTTCAACAGCAAGAATGGTGTGATACCAAACCCAACGTGCTTGATAAACCTTATTGACCTTGAAGGTCTCTTTTATCTCGCTGACTAACTTCTTCATTTCAAAAGGATGTTAAGCGCTGGTTTTTCGTTAACATTCAGACTATTATACATTTTCTTGATCTTCTTTTCAACTTTTGGTTTTTCTTCTGTGGAATACAGTTTTCTCAGCAGTTTTGCTTTCTTACCGTTCATCATTTTCTCCTTCAAGAGTTTCAAAGTGTGTTGGGATGGGTGCACCTGTAGGTTTCTCTAGTGCTTCTAATCGCCTTTCAATTCTACCAAGACGTTCATCTAGTCTATCCAGTTTGTTAAGGATTTCTGCGACGCCTTGATTCATACCGATACCTTTCCTTTAATCAATGGGTGGTGATCATAGTTGACAACTTCAATGTCATCATACATGAAGTCATCAATAGTAAGTTGTGTGCCACTAAACTTCACCTTGGGAAACAAATAAGGTGCGCGGTCTAGTTGCTGTTCTGCCTGTTCAACATGGTTGTTGTACAGGTGTGTGTCACCAAATGAGATGACCAGTTCTGCGGCAGTATGATTAGTAATCCGCGCCACCATGTGCGTTAATAGTGCATAACTGGTAATGTTAAAAGGAACTCCAAGAAACCAGTCAGCAGACCTCTGGTACATATGACAGTGTAGGTGACGTTGACCACCAATGTCATATGACTTGAACTGGAACATCATGTGACATGGGGTCAATGCCATGTCAGGTAAGTATCTTGGGTTCCAAGCATCAACGATGATACGGCGAGAATCCGGATCGGTCTTCAGTAGTCTGATTGCTTCGTTCAATTGATCATAACCAAGTTCTTGAGATCGCCACTGGTATCCATAAACAGGTCCAAGGTCGCCATAATCGTTTGCCCACTCATCCCAAATTCTGTTAGGATGGATTGCCTTGAGATCGTTGATGTTGGTTGACCCGCTTATAATCCAGAGCAGTTCTCCGACAACAGAGGGCAAGTGTATCTTCTTGGTTGTGATAACAGGAAGTGTGTTATCTGCGAGGGAGAACCGGAGTTGGTGTCCAAAGATTGACCTGGTCCCAGTTCCTGTGCGATCTTCACAAGAATAACCATGTTCAAGCAAATCGCGCATATGTAACATATATGCAAATTCTTCTTGGTTCACAATAGGTAATCCCTTTGTTTCTGCATAATATTTAGTAGTATCACTCATCAACAATAATCTCCGTGTTTTCTTCTTTTGTTTCAAACCAGACTCTGGCACCACAACTCAGAGGTTTATCTGGCGAGTAAACAAACCGACCAACTTCAACGCCCTTATGTATAACTCTGGCAGTATTGCCTCGACGGTTTTGCTTATAGTCCTTGACAGTAAGAACAGGGAGCGACTCTCCCTTGATGTTCTTACGAATGTGGTGTTGATTAACGTGAACGATTGTCTTCTTCATATAACCATGAGATAAAAGCTAAAAATAAAATCGGAACCCATCCTAATACCAAGGGAAGGATTATCATTAGCGGTTCTAATTTAAACAAATCAACAACAAATTGAATTTCTCCCCTTGAACTTCCTGAATCTTCCAACATCTCATCTAATCGTTCATCTTCTAGATTTGTTAACCAACACAGAAAGGAGTACAGAACCACAGAAAACACTGCGCCAAGCATGATGTATAGCGAGAAAAACATTTGGACAGTCATTCGTTTTATCTCCCGTGGTATTGCCACATAACAGCATTACAGGCAGCATGTACTGCACCTTCGGTCAAACCGTTAAAGTGATCGTGTTGTAAGTGTACTGGGTTCGCAAGAAATCCTGGAGGAAACAACTTCATGTTGATCTTCTTCTCCGAGATTTGTTCGGCAGGGTCTTTGTTCAATGGTTCTTTACACCAGTAACAATTACCGTCCTGTTCCTTTATGTACTGTTCCCTGACTTCCCTGCGTTCTTTGGGAGTTAGTTTATCATACTCAACAGGTAGATTATACTTTGTCATTTCACTTGTCCATAATTAAATTGGCGCGGTCTCTCCCGCAGTCACACCACTTCCATCTATTCCTAGATTTGCCGGCCAGAATACTCCAACCCCTTCCCGTTCTGGGCGTGGATTTCCACCATCTAAGTGCAAGGTGTCGCACTAATGCTATCCTTTGGGTAAGAAGGAAGGATAGCGAAACCCCCGAAGAAGATTATGCCGCTAAGGCAACTTCTCCATAAACGTCATCGTTTGCGTTTAGTTTAGTTTGACTCTGTTTAACGTCAGTATCATTGACGATTCTCCACAAACTCCATACACATTCCGTCGAATCCAAATTATCGCCCCCTAATACATCTCATAGAAATATATTAGGTGGACGATTCGGGAGTCGAACCCGAGTCCGTCATGCTTTCTGTTTGTTTCTCAGAATTCTACCGAATTTCCACCCACTAGGTAGCAATTCGCCTTGTTGTATTTTTCTGTTCTCAATACCGTCAGTTATCCATTTAGTCCCGAATTGAGAATTATTTTTTCCCCTTTGCTTAACTCTATTTGTCTCAGAAACTTTCTTTCTTCCTTCAAAAGACATAATCCTCGGAATTTTGTTCCCCTTGATGCGATCCTCTCTAGTGAATTGGTATCTATTTTTCACCTTAGAAGCACCGCG